TATTTAAATCTGCTTTGTTTTTATCTTTTACCATTTCACCACCTGTTGATTTTTTTTGCCAATTAATTCTTTTTGGCCCAGTTTTCTTTTTGGCTGCTGAAGTACATTGAGCCATAGTTGGACGACAAGCGGGATATGCTCTTTTTTCGCCTTTTTTACGACCACATGGTTTTCCTGTTTTACAGTCAACCCATCCTTTTCCGTCATTTTTTGCAAACCAATCTCTTAATGAATTTTTAGACATTACCTTAATCTTTCTTTCATAACTGCACCTTGACCTCTAACAGAAACTAAACCACCTGTTGATTTTTTAACTGGTTTTTTCTTTTTAGAATTGCCCCAATTTGCAGCTCCTACTTTTCTACATTTACTTAAAGCTCCACTTGCATAAGCAGAAGGCCAAACATCATATCTGGCTTTTACTTTGTGATAACAAGCGTCTTTTTTTGTTTTTTCACCCATATTAACAATCCCAATCTTTTCTAGCCCAATAGTTAGCACTACATCTATCTGTCGTGCCTTTCATTCCGCCACTTCTAGCACAATAAGATTTTTTTCTTGATTTTGTATTTTTGTGCATACCTAATTTGGCATCACCAAATGTAATTCTTTTTACTCTTTTGCTTTCGCTACTACATCCCATAACGAAAACAACTTTTCTTTTTTTGCCATAGCCAGGCTCTCCTTGACGGAGAGCTCTTGGACTATTCAAAGTTACTTTTTTGCCTTTATATTCAGCCATTATTCGTAGTCTTTTACTAATTCTAAAATAATAGAATAAGTATCTCCTGAACTATGTCCTACTGTAGTGAAATCAATATCACCAGTTTTACCAGATCCCGCATTATTTGGAATACCAGTAAAAACGTCAGAGTAATATTCATCACCAGTAGAGTCAGAAGGTAAGCCTGTTATTAAAACATTAGTAGAAGCATCAAATTCAATATTGACACCCATACCTCTACAAGCCCACCATATTTTAGCTACTTTAACTGAAGTACATGCCTTGCCTTGACTACTACTAGCCAAAGCAGAGACATCTACTTTTTTTACAGCAGATTCACCAGTTCCATCTGAAACATTAGTGAATTTTATAATAGCAACTCTTTCACCATCTTGGATGGTTTGTGATGTTACTGTATCAGCCATAATTTACTCCTTATGCGTCAGCAAACATAGTTACTAGAGTTCCTGATCCTAAGACAATACCTTCAACGGCATACTTAGCAGAAGCAGCTGCTGTAACTTTAATAATACTTCCAGCAATACCACCTTTGGTTGAACCATTCAGGGTAATTACATCATTAGATGCTCCTGAAATAAAAGTTTTACCTGTGCTGTTGTTTACACCTATGTATAAACCTCCAACAAATTTGTCAGTACCGTCTGTTTTAATATCTAAATCAGTAGCAGCAGTTTCAACAAAAAAGAAGAAAGAAGCTCCTAAATTATTAGCTTGGTTTGGATCTGTTGGATCTGAAGGACTTGTAGTAACAATACTTGGTAAAGTAAATTTACCGTCTGCATCATTACAAGTTAAAATTTTACCTGCATGTGCATCAACTGTTAGAGATGTATCAGCAGTTAAGCTTACTACTGATGTACTACCAGCAGTTATAAAACCAGAGATAGATTTAACTGGCCCTGAGAATGTTGATTTTGCCATAATTTCCTCCTTGGGAAATAAGTCTTATAGTCTTGGCTTGTCTGCTAGGTCAGTCTATAAAACAGTTAATTAATCCTAGATGAATTAATTTTATTACACGGCTTTGTCATGTTCAATAGGTAATTTTTCTGTAGCTTCTAAAACTGACTTATGTGCTTCATATAATTTTTCGTAAGCTTCTTTTGTTATATTATTTTTACCATAAGTTTTTATTAAATCTTCGCCAATCATTTCTATTAAACATCTTGTCGTAACTAATCTTCCTCTAATATCTTCGCTTTTTTCTTTGTCGGTCATAATTTTAAATTGTTTCACTTGTCTAATTTCGTATTTTCTTGAGTTTCTAATATTAATTAATTTTTTTTCTAATTCAGTATAACTGCCCCAATCTCTAATTTCTGCGACAGTTCTCCCACAACCTTTGCATACATCGTCAAATGGTATTACAGAGGTGGTACATCTACCCACACAAGGGGTTTCAGATAAATTATTTGGTTCGTGTAACCACATTTTAAAAAAAGGGAGAGCCTAAGCCCTCCCTTCTTTATTCGTTATTAAGCTCCTTGAGAACCGTCAACACATCTCCAGTTAGAGAATCCAAATGAATATCTCTCTCTGGCTTTATATCTCATGTTTCCAGTATCAAAATCACCTTCTAATGCAGTTTGTAAAGGACTTCTAACAAACATTTTAAACCCGTCAGGAACATCTGTTTTCAAGAAGAATGCATCTGGATCTACAAGGTAGTGGTTTACCACATATCCTTGAGGAAGCATTCCTTGGTTTCTGATTGAGTTAATGTCGTTGTCTGAAGTAGCAACTCTACCAGGAGTATTTAAAAGACGATCCGCCACGAATTGTAATTGTGGTGGAATAATCAATTTAGTTCCTTGTAAAGCTATGTTCAAACCACGATCATCAGTTTGAGTTGAAACCCTTATCAAAGCATCTTCTAAAGATGTTTCGTTAAGGTCAGCAAAAGTTGTTGCTCTGTTAGCAGCAGTACCAGTGCTTAACGGGTGGTCAGTAGCGATTAACGGCTTACCGTCTCCACCAGGAAAGCTAGTGCTAAATGCGTTGTTCAGAATATTTGCAGCTTTAATTTGTTTAGTATGAGCCATACTTCTAGCTAATGCTTTGGTATATCTCGAACCTAAACGGTCATACAAATTATCTTCAACTGCTTCTTCAGTTAATGCGAAAGCAAGAGCTACAGTTTCGTGTTCATAACGAGCTGTAAATCCTTCAGTTGCATTATCAAAAGCTACGCCAGCACCTTCTGCTTTAGTTGGGGCATTACCAAAACCAACAATCATTACTTCTTCTTCAAAAGCTCTATCAGAACTATTTTCTTCAAAGATTTCAGAATGTTCGTTGTCGTATCGGTTGTACTCCATACCAAAAAGTGCGTTTAGACCTGGCTCTAACTCTTTAGCTAATTGTGCTCTATTAATTGCCATGGTTATACCCCTGTAGTAGTTGAGTAGAAGTGTTCGTTAATTTTAACGACCACATTCACGTTAGCAGAACCTCTTTCGTCATTGTCAGGGTCTTTTGAGAACCCAACAATTCTGAAGTTTTCAGCAGCAGAAGTTGCTCCTGAATCTACTTCAGCTTTTGATTGGCCAGTAACAGTAGAACCAGCTGTATAAGCTAGATCTACGTTAGCACCAACCGCAGCTAACGCAAGAGAACCAGTACATTGTACTTCGTAAAGATTGTTTGGGTCATCTTCAACTAAAGCAGTAATTGTACTTGTAGATGTTTGTCCTGATGGATAGTGTGCTTTAAACACAACTTGTCCGTCAGTATCAACAAATTTACAACCCCTAAAAATTCCCAATATTGGTTGCTCACCCGCAGCATCACATACGAGTATTGAACCAGCAGCAGTCATTCTTACAGGGTCGCCTGAGAATATACTTCCAGTTGCACCAGAGGCTATTTCGTATTCTGTAGTTCCATTATTTTGGACACTCGAACCTAATCTGCCTACTAGCTTAAAACCGAAAGGTGCATCTTTATTTGCCATAATAAATACCTTTTAATTATGAAAGTTTAGTAAACAGCGATACTCCCATTTATCTTTTACCGCCACCAAAAGTAACGCTAGATGATCTTCTTGGCCTCTCTATTGGAGAACGATCATCAGATTCCTTCATTAAATCATTGTCTATTGCTTGTTGCATAGTTTGCGACCTATCTGTGAAATAATTATTTCTTTCTTGTCGAGTTTCTAAAGGAATCTTAGCTAATAAAAGTCCACCTACACTAATAACTCCTGCATGTTTTCCATCCTGAATCGTTGGTAGTTCAAAATTTTGAATTTCCTCAGCCCTTACAAGTTCAAAGCCTTCTCTTAATCGAGACATGACATTTTTCTTGTCGGGTTGGTTAGCGATTTCAGCACGAATCCATCTGTATTCATAACCTTCAGGAGGTTCTGGAGTTTCTAGAGTTGATGGGCGTTGCCAAGGTTTGCGAGATTCAAGGGACTCTCGTGTGTCCGCAGAACGTGGAGCTCTGTTTAATTCTTGTTGGTTATCTGTTGTTTTCTTTGTCATTTTTTTACCTTTTAACAAATTTTGCGTACTCTTTAAGAGGTACGTTTAGTTTTTTAGCCATTTCTACCTCTGAAGGAGAAAGTCTAACCTGCTTTTTGTTAGAACCTTGAGAATCTGCTCTAGCAGCAGAAGCCACTCTTTGAGTAGCTTGTGGTGTTTGAGCAATCTCAGTTTCTACACCAAAATCATTTGGGAACTTAGTTCTCAATCTTTTATCTAATTCATTGTAATACTCATCAGCCTGACCGTCAAAACCTTCTTGAACTAAATCATCGTGTATTGTAAATGCGGCAAGAGTCCTAATTCTATCTTCGCCAAACCAATTATTCTTATCAGCCCAAGCTTCTGCTTTTGCATCAGGTTCTGGTAAGTCTTGTTGAGGTTGAGTTTGATAATTTGGAGTTGGCTGTAATGTTTGATTACTTGCAGTTTCTTTAGCAGTTGCAATTTTATTTTTTTCAACTGCAATAGTTGACAAAATACTTGTTGCTTTTGCAACTTTATCAAAATCTTGAGCTTCTTGTGCTTCAGCTAAAACTTTAGTAGCTTGTTGCTCTTGACTCTCTAACCTAGTTGCAGCTTCAGAATAGTAATCTTGATTTATCCTTTCAGAATGTCCTCTAAGACTTTCATACTCTGATTTCATGCTATTAGCATAGTTAAGTGCAGAATCCCTACCTCTTTCAGCTTCTCTAAGCTTTCTTGTAAGATTGTTTATTCTTTTTTGAACATTATCTGAATAATTTTCTAATTCATCTTCAGATTCAGCTTTGACTTCTTGTTCAGAAGTTTCTACAGATTCTTCAGTTTGATTTTCTTCAGGTGTTTGCTCTTCCTCTATAACTTCAATTTCATCTACATTATCCGTAGATTCTTGCAAGTTTTCTTCTTGTTGTAATTCAGACATATAAACCTCCTATACAGCAACTATGTCATCAGGATCTTTAATAGTAGCTAAAACTTCATCGTCATTTATAAGTCTACATTCGGCTTCATCACCTAGCTTAAAACGACACCCAGCATACCTACCAATAAGTACCCATTGTTTTTCTTGACACCAAGAGGTGCCGCCAAATTTAGATTCATCCTTATAGCAAAGAGGCCCCATCTTAACTACATAAGCACATACAGAAGCCAAAGACTCTCTTTCTACATGCTGTTGTGTTAATAATATGCCTCCATCAGACACACCTTTACCTTTGTAAGGTAAGACAAGAATCCTATAACCCGAAGGTTGTGGCATTCTTTCTAATAAAGATGTTTCTAATAAAGTTGGATCTAAAACTCTTTTGCTCTCTTCAATATAAGCTTGGTCAGCTTCTGTTTCTTCAGGCTTTTCTATTTGTTGAGACTCTTCTATTTCTTTGGCTATGTGGTCAGGGACTACCACCTTGTTCTGGCTCTTCATACTCTTTTCCTAGCAGTTCTCTAAAAATACTTTCTGCGTCAACGAGAGAACTGTGTCGCCCACGCAAAAATTCATATTGAGACATATCTTTTACCCCATTTAACATTTGGGTTTTGACATCCTCTTGTCGTTCTCTAAGAGATTTTAAATATTTTTCTCTTAAATCAAATATGGACATTAATAAACGCCATTGAATTTAGTACCCGTTTCCGCAATACCACTTCCTTTGACCTTACCTTTACCCATTCCTGGCGTAGGAGTTGTACTAGCTGAAACGCTTTTTTGCTGTTTCAATTTAACAGTTCCTTTGCCTTGATATTTAATTGAACTTTTCATTTTGCTATTCTATTGTATAAATTACAAAAAAGTAAATTATTTATTTTGTAAATCTCTTAATTTAAATTCTCTTTGTTGGTCTAATCTATCTTGAGCAGTATCGTCTTTCATTCTGGCAATACCTTCTGAAGCATCAATTCTTTCTCTATCAACATTCAATCTTGCTTGAGTTTCTTGTATTTTTCTATCTTGGTCAGCTGCAAACTGTCTTTGCTCTTGTGCTAACTCTTGACCTTTCAAAGCTAATTCTTGTTTTCTAATTGTTACTAAAGGATCTTCATCTTCAGGAGAGCCAACAGAATCAGTAAACTCTTGTACTAACTGAGCTAAAATAGGAGAACTATATTGACCTAAAATTTGAGCTGCTTGTTGCATTAATTGTTGTTGTTCTTGTCCTGAAGTTTGTTGTGTGGCTTGTTGTAGTTGTTGATACTGAGCCATTACTTCTTGAGGCATTTGTTGTTGAGCTAAAGCATCAGCTTTCATTTGCAAGTGTTCCATAATGTGAGAAAAAATATTTGCCTGAACTTGTAAATTAGATTGCACAGGAGAAGTTTTGAGCAAAGCCTTATGTATCTCTATATGTGCGTCATGGTTTTGTTCTGGAAATGCTTTTGCGTTTCCGCCTAAAAGCAAAGTGTTGTTTTCAACACCCGCCTCAGTTGGTACTGGGTCTGTAGGAGGGGGTGGTTGCAATAAAGAGTCAATATTATCTACTCCGATAGCAGCATACATTCTTCGATAAGATTCATAAATTCCATTAGGGCCATGTATTTCAGGATTTGATTGAACTAAATTCATCATTTCTTGAGCCATAGCTATTCTTTGGGCTGAACTAAATATGTCGGGATTAGATATAGGAATTATATCTACACGATCATCAAAGTCAGTAAGTTTTAATTGACCGCCACCATTTGCAGTCATGTAAGGATATTCTGGCGGTAAGTATTCCTTAAATACTTTAGCCAATAATTTAAATTCTTTTCTTTGTGCAGAATGTAATCTTTTATGAATTGCAGATAAAACTTTTGTTGACCTTTCTAATAAAGCCATAGTTGTTCCAACTGGAGCTTGAGGATTACCTTGTCCTGTATTTATTTCTGCTATCGAAGCAAATTGTTTTCCAGAATTGACTAAAACAGATAACAAAGACAATAAGGTTTGGCTAGGCTCTTTAAAAGGCAAAGGTTGTATAGCATCTGCTAGTGAACCACCAGGTGCATCTACATCCCTAAATTCTCCAGGCTGAATAGGAGAATCTTCATCTCGTATTCTAATCCCTCTTGTTTTGAATCCAGCAGGTAGATTCGCAAGAGTTCCTGCGTCTATAAGTTGCCTTAGTATAGATGTAGATGCTTTCGATAACCCACCTATCATGTGAGTTAAACCAAATCCATAAAATCCTAATCCTGGTAAAAATTTAAAATGGACAAAGTATTCTATTTTACTCTTATAAGGATCTTGTTCTAAAAAGTTTCTTCTAATTGATAAAACTTTTTGAGAATTTGAATCAATCGTTACTATGTAAGGTAACTTAACTCCTGTATTTTGACCTTGATTATCAACATCTTCAAAGCCTTCTATATTTAAATTACAATGAACTTCATACAAAACTGAAACTTCTGAAGTATCGTAGTTCTGTTCCATACCAGATAGTTCTTCAATTTCTTCTTTAATTTGACTAGATTGTTCAGCAGATTCTCCATAATCTATATTTACACTTTTATAAAAACCTTGAGCTTGAAGTTTCCTAACTTCGTTTTCAGGCATCTTAATAATATTGGTAATTCTTGGACAACTTTCTAAATCAGTTGTGTAGTAAGGCACTATCAAATCTTCAGGAGCTACAAACTTAGATACAGCTCTCCCCATAACTTCATCATAATAAACTTTTTTAAAAGCAGAACCTGCAAGTGGTAAGTAAAATAATAATTGATCTAACTCAGCGTCATACTCTTCCATTACATTAGTTATCTGATAATTCATAAACTCTTTAACTCTTTGAGCTTGTTCTTCAACAACAGAATTATATTCGCCAACTACTTGTGTTTTTACTGGCCCATTTGCGGGTAATAGTTCTTTATATGCTTGAGCTTGAAAAGAAGTTACAGCTTCGCCTAATAAAGGGTGGATAACCCCAGAAGCTCCTGCAAAAGGTTCAGACCTTTCGCTATCAAACTTCATGCCTAAATATTTTAATCCGTCTTGATAGGTTTTTTCCCAATCGTCTCTTGAAGATTTATCTTTTTCTATACCTTCAACTAATTGAGATGAAATTTTGTTTAATTCATCATCATCAATTAAGTCAGCTAGGTTTTCATTAAAATCTGTACTTGCAGGAGCAACCTCTTCAGGCCCCATAACAGCACTACCATCTTCAAGAATAGTAAAGCCCTCTTCTTCTTGTCCAGCCATTACAGCTTTCTCAAGCTCTATAAATGCTTGTTCTTCATCTGTTCTTGGTTTCTCCTCGTTTAAATTCGTGGGAGCAATCGGTTGGTTTTCTATAGCCATAGTTAATGTATCGTTCTTAAATCTTCAATATCGCCATCATACTTCATTCTACCAATTATCTCTAAATTAAGAAAATTAGCTTGTTCAGTCGCAGACTGTAAAGATTCTGCATAAATGCACGGCCCATCTTCAATTCTATTTTTACTTATATATTGTGTAATAAATATATCCATTAATAATAACTTCTAACTATTGGTGCTTGATCGTTGTCCTCGTAATCATCATGTAATGATAATAACCCACCTTCTCTAAATCTAATCAAGGCTTGGGTCATAGTATCGCATAAATCATCATTAGCACCAAAAGGAAAAGAAGCACACTCTTCTATCATTTCCTCAGCAAAAGCTTTTTGTGGAGCATACACCAAACCACTTTCAAAGATAGGTGCAACAGAGTGCATTCTTGTAGTTTTGTCATGTCCTCTTGTAGGAGAGTAGTTAACAACAGGAATACCCAATCTTCTAAGTTCGTGAGTCAAAGGTGTACCTGAAGCTTTTGCCTCAATTAACACCATATCAGGTTCCCAATATTTGTATTCTTCCATAGCTAATCTTTTTAACTCAGGAAAATCGTATCTACCTTTTTGACAATCTAGCAATATGATTGAGTCTGGCGAATCTTCATCAGGTCTAAATACACCCCAAGTTGAAATAGCTGAATAGTCAGCATTCTCTTTTTTAGAAAATGCAGTATCGTAAGATTGAATTATGTAGCTAACTTTCGGTAAATTTTCACTTTCCCACTTCTGCCACCATTCACGCTTAACAATAGAACCTTCTTCAGAAGTTGGAGTTTGCATCCATTGTGCATTCCATTTCATAACTGGCAAAGAGGCTTTAACTTTTAACAATTCTTCAAGCGACCAAAACTCTTCCCATAAAGGATTTTCGGTTTCAGGAAAAATAGCTGGAAACTCTACAATTTCCCATTGGTCTGCTAAAGCTTCTTTTTGAGCTTCCAATAACTTAGCTGTTAAGTCTATACCACTCCATCTTGTCATAACTAAGACAATAGATCCGCCTGGCTGTAATCTTTGCCTTGGCCCAGAAGTGTACCATTCCCAACAAGACTCCATAGCTGTCGGGCTCATAGCATCTTGTTCAGAATGAGGATCATCAATAATTAATAAATCCGCACCACGACCTGTAATTGCTCCTCCAACACCAGCCGCAAAATACTCACCACTCTTATTGGTTTCCCAACGACCTGCTGATTTACTGTCAGATGATAAATGCACTTCAGGAAATATTTGCTTGTAAATATCGCTGTCCATCATGTTTCTAACTTTCCTACCGAACCTAACAGCAAGTTCTCCTGTGTGGGTAGTTTGCATAATTTTTCTGCTTGGGTCTCTACCCATAATCCAAGCTGGAAAATATGTAGAAGCAAATTCAGACTTTGTATGTCTAGGTGGCATATTAACTATTAACCTTTTGATTGTGCCATTAGCAATACCTTCAAGTTTTTCGGCAAAGATTTTATGGTGGCGACCACAAATAAAGCCATCCCACATGTGGTCTATAAATTCTAAAAAATTGGTTTTACAGATTTCTTGTTTTTTGAGTAAATCTAATCTTTCTCGTAAAGCTAAAGCTTCTTTAATCTCCGCATCTGATAAATGGTTGAAACTCATACAGTTTTTATTTCGCCATCTTTAGTATAATCGTAAGCTACTCCCAAACTATCTAGTTTTCTTTCAATTTCATCTAGCTCATCAAAACCTTTACCTTTGCTTAATCTTAAATCTGTAGTTTGAACTAACCCACCATTTCTATAACTTGGAATGCCACTTTTGGCAAAAATCTCTCTTAGCTTATCGTCTATTTTGACAAAGTTGCCTTCGTGAAAAAGGTCAACAGTAGCAAAAGCATCAGTTCTTGGAGGTTTGGGAACTTTTAAAATATATTCTTTAGGATCTAAACCTAAATCTTTAAATATTCTAGTAAGCATTTGCGGTATTTTTTCATCATAAAGCTTCATAGCATTTTTGTTTCCGCCTGCTTCTTGAGCCATTTGATTACCGTTATCTATTCGCATGACATCATAACCTTCATCAATAGCTTCAGCTAAATTCCTTCTCAACATAGGCTCCATATACTCAGTTGAAAATCCTTTATTACCGCCACCTTCATCAAAAGGACTTCTAGTAAGCCTACCTGTTTTGGGTCTAGCAGTTCTTACTTTGGTAAAAATCATATCTGAAGGCTCACTACCTCTAATAAATTGCGGAGCACCTAATTCGCCCCTAATAAATTTTAAAGTCGAATCTACCCCGCCCTTTTTCAAATCTGTACTTGTTATAATTCTTGGCACTTGATCTACTCTTGATTGATTGTAGAAGGCTTCTCGCAAGTATCTGTTGAAGTTTTCTTTTTGCCCTGGCTTTCTTATATCAGAAGCCTTTGGTAATCCAAAGGTTAGCTCAAAGCTTTCGTTTTTTTCATAAAGCTTATTAGCAATTTTATTTATATCTTCCTCCATAACCTTTATGTCGTTTTTAATTTTTTTCTTTTCAGCAGCACTTAAATTTTTATCTTTTAACTTATTTTTAAATTGTTTTACACTTGCTTGAAGTAAGCCTGCTTGATTTATTTCCTGACCGTATTGCTTAATAAAATTTGGAATATCGGCTTCCGCAAATTCTTTTTTAGAAAAAAACTTTTCTCCACCACTTAGTCTGTCAGCCAATCTATCGGCATAATCAGATTGTAGCCTATGTAAGTGATAAACTTTTTTACCGCCTTTTAGCCAATCAGGAGCAGTTGGTATTTGCCCTAAGCCTCTAACCCCTAATGCCATTCCTGGAGCTCTTGGAGCTGCATCAAAATCGTAAATGTATTTAGATACATCATCAAACCCTAATTGCTTTAAAGAGTTTTTAATATCTTTTTCTTTTCTGAAGTAATGTTTTAAATCTTCAGCTTCTCTCAAAACATTATTGTTTTTCATGTCTTGGTGTACATGCAATCTTTGAGTTGGCTTTTGAATAAAATTTGTCGGCTGTCTATTTTCATTAAGAATATAACCAAGTCTTTCTTTGGTTAATTTAGGCATGTGTTTACTTTGAATTTTTTCAATAGAATATTTATTGGTTCTAGCTCTGACGTAATTGTCAAAGTCGTCAAGATTTACCTTTGACTGACCTGTACCAAACTTAGCAACAAGACTTGGATGTAATTCACCATAAGCGTCTAAAATTTCAGAACTTCTTAGTTCAGTATTATCAATCCCCTTACCTCTTAAACTTTTTATCAATAAAGAAAGTTTCATGTTGGTTGGTAAATTTTGACCTACTTCATTTCTTATGGTTCTTCTAATTTTTGATACAGTTAAATCGTCATTAAGTAAATCGGAAAAAGGCTTTTCGTTAATGTTGGTAATGACTTCTTCTGGTTCTTTCAAACCTGCATCAATAGCAGTACCTGTTTTTTTTGTTTTTTTGGTAGAAATTTTTTCAACTTCTTCAACATTTTCTCGTATGGGGGCAGGCAGAATTTCTTTTTCCTCAGGTATAAGCTTTCCAGCTTTTCTGGCTCTAAGGAACCTTAGCAAAGGAACAAAACTAATCAGACCTAAGCCAGCTAAAGCACCATAACCAAGAGCTCCTAAAGTATCGCCTTCTTGGACATTCTCTTTTGCTCTTGTGGAAAACTCAGCTACTTCATAAGCTGTTAGAACATCTCCAACACCAGGGGAGACACTTATTGCTATTTGATCTAAAACAGGTAGTTCTTCAAATTGTTTATAGGCATCACGAACTTTGCCTTCACCTATAAGACTAGATATTTGACTCGCTATTTCTGAACGACTTGCCATATTGCATTAGTATTTACTTACCCATATTTTCATACATAAGCCTTTCTCCAGGGGATATTACAGCCCCTCTTCTTTCAAGATCTTCTATAAATGGCGAAGTATAATTTGACTCAGGCATGTTGAAAGGACTTTGTGGAGCTCTTGCGGTTAATCCACCTATACCTTCAGATGGTTGAAATCTGTTAGGCGGAGGACTTGGAGCAAAAGGCATTTCTGGAGCCATTTCAGGTTGTGGTCTGATAATGGTTTCTGGTAATAAATCCTCTTCTGTTTGGCGAGAAGGCACAAAACCTCTTTGCATTAAAATCTCTCTAAGTTTTGCATAACTTATGCTTGGATTCATTTTTTGAAATACTGGATATAAAGCTTCAGTAGCTTGTTCTAAGTTATTAGTAATATTTCTCATGCTGTCAATATAATCCAATAACTCTACATTAACTGTAGGGTCGCCAAAATAATATTGAAATTTTTCTTTAAGGGAACCTATTCCGCTAGATATTCTATCGCCAATATCTCCTAATTTACTACGACCATACATTAATGGCCCAATTCCTTCAGGAGTCACTACAACTTCATCTTCAGGACTTAAATAATTTACTGGACTTGATGATTGTAACCTTACAGTTTCTAAAAGTTCTCTGTCTAAATCGGTTGCCATTACATTAATTCATCAAGTTGTGATTGAATTTGGTTCTGAGCACCCATTTCCATTTCAGGTGCACCACCTGTCATACTACCTGGATTTTTTAAAGCTTGATCAGCCATTAAAACTTCTTCCAAAGTAATTCCAAATTCACTTAAAAATTGGTTTATTTCTTCGTCTGACATGCCTGCTTGTCTCATTTCTGCAATCATGTTTAAAAGTTCGCCCATAGCTGCTTGAGCTTCTTCCATTTCTTGACTAGATAAAGTTTCTATCTGTTCATTCATAGCCATTGGGTCATTCATCATTTGTTCCATATCTATACTCCGTAGTGAGCAGGCTCAAACAAATCTAGAGGAGAAGAGTTTAATAGAAGTCTGAACCTGCTACTTATGCCATACATGAGCATAATATAACCTAAAAATAGTAATTGTTAAAATGATTGTTATTGTTTGTGTGTATTATTGTGCTATTAACTAACTATTTGTGTTACCCCCTTTATGGGGGGTCGGGTCAAAATTTCCCGATTAGCCCAGACTTTTCCCGACCCGATAGAGTCCCAAAAAAAAAGAGCCGAGCATTTCTGCTCGACTCTTCCAACTAGGGAGAATTGTTCTAGCTGTCTAAATCATTCTCTAGTCTAGGGTTTTCAACTTGACCATTTATAATCGTGTTGCCTTCCCTTCTTATGCTCTCCTCATTCATGTTAACAATTCGTTCCATGTCGATAGTATCGAACTCAGCATTAACAATGTAAGGTGTGCCATTTATTACTAAGCTAAAAGCTTGATACTCAATGAAATTGCACTCAGCACCATTCTCTAACTCTACTTTTATTAATAGTTTTTTAACTCTCATAATGTCTCCTTAATTGATTAGTTAAGAATACATATTAAATTGTTGTTTACTATTTGTCAACTCCATTTAAGAAAATATTTTAAATGTTGGTGGCACTAAATAATCTTCAGTCCTTACCAAATCGTCAGCAAATGAAATTCTTTCTCTGTACCAGGTCAAGCTCATTTGAGGACTTATGCTCTCGCCATTCAGATCACTTCCGATGATAAGGCCATTCCCAAACAAGTTCCGACTATCAAGATGATCAAAAGTGAACATGTAATTTTTTGGCACCAACAAACCTTCATCATCAACGAAAATGCAATCGTTAGTGCCTCTCACTCTAACAGTATCAAAGGTGCTACATCTTTTGACATCTGTATGTAGATACTTGTAGATGTCTTTGTAGTTCATGTCGCCATCAAGCTCCTTCTGAAATATCCCTTTTAGATTTGGGTCGATTATAAATACTTTCATTTGCTCTCCTCTTTTCTTTTAAGATATTTAATTGTTTTGGTTATGGTTGCTTCCTCATAATTTTTTAGAAGTTCGGCTTGACACTCTTCAACAGTTAAGCCTCTTTCTAAATTTAAAATGAATTCGTCACACTCATCAGGACTAGGCAATTCTTCAGGTAATATATTTTTGCCATTCTGATAATAAGAATAAGAAATACCACCTAATGACTGCTTTGTATCATAACCCAAAGCTTCTACCATTTTTACCCAAGCGATAGTTCTATTTTGTTTTAGATAATACTTTTTCTTTAATGCTTCACTCATAATGTCTCCCCTTCTTTTTTTCTTGCTTCTTCTATTAACTTTTTATTATCAGGATTGTAGTCAACCAACAAATCTTCTATAACTTTGCTTTTGACTGCCATTCTCAATAACATGTCTTGATAATCTTCTTTCATAATGTCTCCTTTGTTTTTGATTAAAGATAAATCTATTATAACAGATAGTTTACTAATTGTCAACCCCTAATTTAAACAGCTCAAGACAA